TGTTTTTTTTAATGATACGGCGACCACCGAGATCTACACGTATTTGAATATCTTTCCATGAACACTGCGATACCGTCTGTGGTTCGAGCAGCGTTAGACGTTGGTAAACCTTTCGGTCGTATCGTAGACAGGTCAAATCCAACACCGCCACGTCGTTTCATGATTTGAACTTGTTGCTGATCAGTCAGCAAGATTCCACCGTAAGAATCGTGCGGTGAGGCTAACACAAAACAATTTGAAAGAGATTGGACTTGGTGTGGGTTCCCTATCCCAGACATCGGTCCACCCTGTGGCAAGACTGTCCAGTCCTGTAACAGTTCATAGATCTCATTTTCTGTGAGAGGATTTGGGTAATTAGACTCTATTCGCGCAAATTCACGAGCTAAACGTTTATGCATGTCAGCAGGAGTCTGTTCAAACAAAACTTCATTTCGATCACGCAATGCATACTTTTTTAAAAAAACATCAGTAGCTAGCACATCACCGTTAAAATATGCTAAACATGCTTCTCGTGCGGAACTCTGTGAAACTGCTTCTGAGTGTTGTTCTGTAGTCAAATTCATAGCACTGTTCATAAGCATCCATAACTATCACCTCGGCGGAGGAGGCTCAGAAAGTGAATCAGTCGTTTGCACTTCTTTCACAGCGTACTTTATATCATTCAATTTTTCACGAATCGCAGCCTTTAATCTGGTTTCATCGTCTCCACGCTCTGCATCAAATCCAGAAACCTCTCCCACAATTTCAAACTTACTCTTTGCAGTATCAAGTCTGATCGGGTACACTAAGCCATCTTTTCCTGCGCGATTTTTGGCAACAAAAAGTCTTCCTATTCCAGCTGCTTTTTCGTGAGGTTTTCTCGAAATTGATATGACAATGTCTGCAACCATTGCTTTTCCATAAGCTTCACTCATGTTCGTTAAATCAACAATCTCGCTGTTTGAACCTTCTCTGTTACTTTGTGAAGCAGTCCAAATTGCGTAACCTTCTTCAACAGCAAAACCTCGAAGTTCTTCGTACACCAATCTAAGCTCGTGGCGAAGAGAATCAAACTGCCGCGAAGAACGCATGATATCAGCATAATCTACTATGATTAAATGAGGTCTAAACCCATGCAGCACAAGTTTTTCTAAGTGCGCCCGCATGCCATGGATCGTCACCATGTTTGGTGGAAATTGTTTGATGTATAGCTGTCCAAACTTAGATTCTTGATAAATTTTAAGCACATCATCTTTTTGATCGATGATCTTGTTTGAATCTATGTCACACAAATTCGAATCGTATCTAATGCCCACTGCTGCTTCAGAAAGTTCAAACGTATAGTGCATAACGTTCAATCCCTGTCTCAAGGCATTTGCACCAAAAAACGTCAACATGTGACTGTTGTGAGACAACACGTGACCAACGTAATATTTTGCTACGTGTGACACCTGAATGTCACAGAGACGCTTTTCTTCACATGTACTATAAACCTCACACACTCGTCGAAAGCCCATTCTAGTAACAATCAGGTCATTGCAACGCAACATTTTAACTGGTTGCCATCCAGCACCCGTCATGATCACGTGATCTGGAGAACACGTTAACGTTAACGCATCGCTGTCTGGAACGAAAGATCTACAGTGACGAAGTTCTACTACCTTTTCTGGCTTTGTCCATCTGATCGCGTTGATGAGATGAAAGCCTTCGTCTGAAAGCACTTCGATCCCTAATGCACTAACGTCAAACACACTATCACCTGATTCATCAGTCGGTTCGACTGATGATGCATATCCCAAGCGCTCAAAAAGTTTTCCTAATTCAATATCTTCTAAAATGACTTCGTCACCCGTTCGATACCTAATAGAAACACATTCACGTGGATCAACACACTTTCCAACACCAGTCGCAGCGACTACGACACCGCACTCACCTTTTGCTAACCCACCGTTAAAAACTTCGCGACGATCAAGCTCATCAAATCCTGTTGCAACACAGTCTCTTTTGAGTTGAGTAAAACGCACATCAAAATCACGAAAAAATTCGTGACCCATGTTCGGTATCGTACCAACACTGACTGCTTTCTTGATCAAATCAACGATCTGCTCATACTTTGATGATGCTACGTGATCAATCGCTTGCTCTAGCGCTTGTTTTAACGCTTGCTTACGACAAAAATCGAGCGATTTTTCTTTAACATAAGGCAGATCAGAGATGTTTATGTCAGACCGCATGCGCTTCAAATAATCAACGATCTGATCGCGCAGAACGATGTCAGTCGTGCTTTTTTTCAAATCTTCTTTGATGATCATGATCAGCAGTGACATCGTAGGAAACGTGTGGTGCTTTTTAGCATATGCAAAATAGCGATCTGACAAAAAAACAAGATACTTCAAATCGAAATACGATGTATCAAAGACTTCAATCATCTGCTCAGCAAACTTTTGATCAACGAGCAAAGCATACATGACACACTCTTGAAAATGTTTGCCGTATTGTTCAAAAGTCACGGGATGTGTCATGTGTTTTGTCTAATCCTTCCACACAGTTAAACGCATAGAAAAAGTTTTCTATGTTAAAGTCATTGATTCCTTCAGCGACTAACGTTCTCATGAATTCTATCTTATTAGATTTCAATTTAACAGACTTAATCGCGTGATCGATTTTTGTAGCCTGAGCAGCGCTCAGCATCAACCCATCCAAATACACGAGTTTCCAATTACGTTGAACGTCGTGTTCCTGTTCTGCAACTTTACGATAAGCAACAGCTTCATTTTTATGCAATTTACAATAATTCAAAACATCATCAAGCAACATCGGTGTCGCAAGAGCTAACTGGGGAAAATATTTGGCTGTCTTCTTAAACCCTAATCCCTTAACACCTGGTACGTTATCGCCTATATCGCCACACAATGCTTTTGCTATGGCAAAATTCTGAGCAGATATTTTGTATGTTTTAAGCACATCCTCGTCTGTGATAAACGTTTTTTTGTGTAAATTATAAACCCTCGTGTGTTTGTCTAACAGTTGGTACATGTCTTTGTCTGATGACACAATGATCTTTTCCGTGTCACTAAACAACACGCGACAAAGATATGCAATCAGATCATCACCCTCACAATCGTTGACATACAATTGACAGACAGGTACGTGTTTTAAGATGTTCATCAGTACTATCAGCTGGTGACGCCTGTTTTCTTCTGATTCAGGTAAATCATTGCCGTAAAACCTGTTCAATTTTTCTGTCTTACGACCCAGTTTGTATTCTTTAAACAGCGCTCGGCGACGCGTTGATCCACCGCTTTCCCACGCTATGTAAACTGCGCTGGGCGAATAATCGCTAACCAGCCTACTCAAAGTCTTAAGATAACCTATCGTGCCACCCATCTGATATCCGTGTGATGACATTGTCGGATACGCAGCCCAACTACGTATAAACACATTGAGCGAATCCACTAACAACAACGGACCCGGCATGATCGCACCTAAGCCAGCTTACCGCCGTGTTTAAACGATCGCGTAGCGTTAAACGCGTGTTTTACTTCAATCGCTTTTTGAATGTCTATCTTAAAATGTTCTGCTGTGTCAAACACTCGTATCACTATGTCTGCTAGCTCTTCTTCTAACGAAGTCAAGATCGGCAATCCCAATGATGATAACTTGTCGCTCTTGTCACACGGTGCAAACAACGTACCGTGTCTGTATGCTTCCCAAGCCTCTGACACCTCTCCATGAATGTTGATCAGTGCAATTGCTACGTTTTCACGCAACGTTGTGTCACGATCATCGTACCATCCTTTTTCTTTTGCTAACGAATAAACTTTACGCGCAACGTCCCTAATTTCATCAACCATCATCACCTTCTTTATTTCTCTCCACAGAAACAGTCAAAATTTGATCGATTATTTTCTCAAGCGTAGGACCATACGTGTCATCTAACAACAAGTCACCGAATCCAGATTTTTGGAATTTTTTCGTCTCTATCGCTTCACCCGTTTTGGCATCAATGATGTTAAATTGCTTCCAGGCACCAGCATCAGTTATGCTGTACACCCGATCATCAATTTGCAGCGGTGATTTCTTTGTTGCTTGTTTAATTTCCTCCAAAAGCGAATCATTTTCGTTGATTCCTTCGCCAAACAAGATATCAAAATTAACTTTTCTATGAGGTGGTGCAACTTTGTTTTTGATGATCGTTGCGTTTACAGAGATGCCAAAAACTGCGCCTGTTTCATTATCTTTGATCGGTGAACCACTCGTCAAACGAACCCTAACAGACGCGTGAAACGGAATAGCCATACCACCCGGTGTCACAAACGGATCACCAAAAATCATGCCGCCAACTTTGGAACGAAGTTGGTTTAACACGAGAAATGTTACGTTGTTCTGTCCGATGACACCAGTTGCTTTTCTAAGCCCCTTAGAAATAACTCTTGCCTGTAAACCAATAGTATCTTGATCGTATTCACCGTCTAACTCTGCCTTTGGGGACGTAGCTGCCACAGAATCCCAAACGACTAAAATGGGTACGTCTTTAGCGACAACTTTTTTGGCATTAATGATAGTAGACTCAAGAATCTTGAACACCTCTTCGGTGCAGTGTGTGTCGCAGTACACAAATCTTCTATTCACATCAATTCCCATGCGATCTAATTTTTCAACGGGTGTTGCATTTTCAGTGTCAATGTAGACAACTAATCCACCGAGCTGTTGAACAGTGCGCGATATAGCAAAAGCTATGTGAGATTTTCCAGTCGCTGGCATGCCTGAAATTTCAACGATTCTACCTTCAGGTACACCCCCGTTTTTCTTATTTGCTATAGCATAATCGACCAATTTACTTCCCGTTGATAACCAACGCTTAACGTGAGTTGGAGATTCATCGGGGCGTAAATTATATGCAATGCGCATGCGAACTTCTTGATTTAACGACTTAATAAGATCTTCACTAAAATCATTAAGATCGTGTGATGTCTCAGGCTGAATCAATTTTTTTTCTCGTGCCATGTAATCTCCTTAAAAAAAAGGTGCGACGACGTGTGCGTCGTCGCACCTTTTACTGCCTTTATCAATCATCAGACATCAACTCATCAAACACTTCATTAAGCGTTAAATTAGCTTGCATTACATCATCATCATCAGTCTTTGCAGCTTCTTTCTTGATTTTCTTGGGTTTTGCATCTTTAACAGCAACCTTTTCTGATTCCTGCTTTGTTTCAACGCTAGTGTTACCTGCGTCCATGACATCATCAGCTAACGCATCTAATGCATCTTCTGATACATTGCGTGTTGTTCCTTCACCCTCAAGTGGCTCATCAGCCAACCACGCTTGTAACACTGCGCTAATTTCTTGTGGAGTCTTTAGCGGCCACATGTCCATGATGTCAGGAATGCTATCAAGAATGCTCTTAATTTCTTCATCAGTAGATGCAATTGCAGAAGGTCGACGAGCGACATCAACAGCAGTGTCAAAGAAACGTTTGCCTTCGATCTTACTTAACGTCACTTCAAGATCAAATCCCGTTTTAGGATCTAAATAATCATCAATGTCTGCCTTCAAGAAAAAGCCTAAAAGTCGTTGATACACCATTCTACCAAACGACCAGACTAATATCTCAGATGATTCAACCTTTTTGCCGTTCTCTTCGCGTACCAAGATCGGCACATACGCTCTCATCTTTGGACGAAGTTTTCGTGCAGTCAAACGATCATCTGCGCTACCAGTTGAATACAACTTTATAATGAGATCTTGGATGGGATCTGGTTTACCGAACTGGTGAGGAGCCAACATTCCTTTAGCTGCATCACCCAGATAATAAAACCACAGTTCCTTAAATGGCTGGCCTGGTTCACAGTCCTTCCACGGCAAAGCACGTATTCTATACGTACCGATCTCTGGTTTCCACAACTGAACCCTTGAATTCTTTCTATTTCCTTGTAACTCTTCTACTTTTCTTTTAATTGCTTCAATATCAATTGCCATTTTTCCTCTGTCTTTCTTTTTTTATTTTCCTCGTGCCAACAGCACAATCATGTTAACCATAAAACCCACGTCGGTAAGTGTTCACAAACTGTTGCACCAATTGACACTTATGAAATGTTTTTACGTTTTCGACCAACCTGATCGGGTGTCATACCAAGTGGTAACACATAACCTGCAACAGCAGTTGTGATTGAATCTTCAAACACATCATCTTCCCCACAGTCATTTTCCTCATCATTCCGTTTGTCCAAATTTGAACGTATGTTATCTTCAACCATTAACCTCACAAACAATTTAAGCAAATTGTTCATATGTTAAATATGCATTGCCATCAAACTATTTGACCGCTTTCTTGTTTTGCAGCCAACATATCAGCCTGATGCACGATGATTGCCAGAGGTGGCTCGTGCATTCGATATGCCCTATTTTCATCAACATACTGACCGTCGCTGAGTTTGATAGCTAACCACTCATCAACAGACAACTTAAGTCCAAAGTGTTGACACAACATCAAGCTTCTATCTGTCACAGACATAAATTTGATCTTGTCATTAATCTTGTAAAACTCTCCGAGTTTTTCGCGATGCCAATCAGACTCTTGAGGTACATAATAGTCAGTATCTAAATCACCAACTTTACCCAAATCGTGCATTAAACACGAAACAATCAATGATTCACGCGATATCTCTACATTAAACAACTTAACAAGCTTAAACGCATTTCCCAAAACACGTAACGAATGATCTACAAGACCACCGGGAAAACAATTGTGATAAGACGTACGCCCAGAAGCAGGACAAAGTGCCAAACGTTCTTCAAGAACATCAGCTAATTTTAACGCAAAATCGCTGCGATCACCAAGTTTTTCCAACAAACTTCGAAACTTTGTCCAGTTTTCGTGAATTTGTTCTGGAGTTAATTTTTGTTCAGTCATGATGTTATATTAACATATTCAAGTTTTTTGTGCATCATGTACACTGAGTTTTTCACCTTTTATGACAAAACGTTGAACGTATCCAGGTACTTTGATCCACTTGTACCCAAGAAATTCATCTATGACTGAATTATGACAATCTACAAAGAGCGCATCATGTACAACAAACATCGGCCTTACAAGTGAAGATAAACCCTTTACAATGTCATAAAATCCGATCATTGCAACATCAGTCGCAGTAGACTGAACGTACGAATTTAAGAAAATGCGATTCACCGGTTCGTCTATCGCAATACGGCGACCATATCTGTTTCTGATAAAACCGCTTTTAAGATACTGTTGTTTGACTCTTTGAAGCAACTCACTCGTTTTAAAAAACAATGATATCTTTTTTGTAAATGTTGAAATCTCATAATGCGTTACATTTAATCGTTTAGCTACGACATCTTTTGAAATTCCATATAACTGTGCTATGATAGCAGTTTTCACCACAGACCTATCGATTTTTTCACCAAATATCTCTTTGTTTAGTGACGAATACAAATCAATTTCTAAACACATACGACCAGCTTCGTAAAGTACGATTCGTGGTTCAAGTTGTGCAAAATCTAACATTACAATTGAACCATCAACGCCCCATTTAGAACAAAATATCGAACGATAATCTTTCTTCAAAATCAAAACATTAGGACCGTTATGAATCGTCAAACGACCTGTGCGTGTACCAAAACGATCGTAAACAGGAGGTAAAATATATCCTAAATCGTTAGGTTCAAACGCTTTAAGCATGTGTTTGTTTTTGGCAGACATCGTGAGTGCTTGCAAAAAATTACGATCAATATAAGCAGGTTCAAACTTAGCCAACAAATTTGTCGTCAATGTCCAAACTGTTGTGTAATATTTGACAGCAACATCATCAGACAACGCTGCTGCACATTGCACAATGATGTTTTGCACAAACGCATCATATTCGTTTTTCGGTAACACTTTTTGCCACGGTACAAGTGCTGTGGGTGTTAATCTTAACATAATTTGCATGGCTCGAACGTGTGGTGCTGATGGCTTATCGTTCAACACTATACCTACCAACCTGCAAAGCACCCTAAGACAGCGTGTATTAGCATGTTGTTCGTTAATTAACAAAACCCACGCATCATCAGGTATTTCATCGACTGAAAATTGATTATCATCTTGCACACAAACGTGTGACACAGATCCCAAGACATCGCGATGAATGTAAAAATGCACAATAAATTTTAACCTATCGCGTTTAACCAATCATTTTTTTAATTCATCAGTGTTTTTAAGTGTTTGCGCTGCTTGTTCAAGCCACGTCGGTGCTGCTTCGTAGTGTCCGTAAGCGTCATACCAAGTAAGCTGCATGTTTGTAGTGTAACCACCAGGATTGATCGTGTGTGTGAGCCCAGTGACACCATATACATTATCGATCGTCGTACCTGTATTAACATCCAAAAAGAACATCTGCATGTAATTAATCATCGGACAACCCAAACACGTGACAGAAATAGATGCTGGAATTATGCGCAAGGGCAATCCACCTGTGCCTGCTCCATTTGGTTGTGTAACAGACGGTCGACCAGCTTTGTTTGCCAACATTTGTGCAGCTGACAAAAGCTGATCTTGTTTCGTAGAAATACTGATGCTTGAGATAGTCGACGCTCCAGAGCCGTAAATGATCGACGGTATGAGTGCGGACACAAGTTCTTTTATACGCGCGTAACCCTGTTCGTTTGGAAAAACAGCACCTCTTTCGTTAGTTGAAACATACGCATCAAATGCATTTCCCAAAGACTGTAAAAATTTCGTAATGTTTGCTTGCTTGAGTTTTACTGCTTCAAGCCTCGGATCAACGATAATGCTACCTGAACCGTCTGGTGTTCTGAGCATTGACGTAACTGCGGGATAAGGATCAACTTGCTTATCCACAACGTGTATGCGCACGATTCGAACGTACTTTCCAGATTGTTTGTTGCTAGTGACAGAAGCTTCACCCTCAAAACGACGCAAAAGATCTGTTGGTGTCACAGACGCGTTTGCCGCTCTATATGTTGATTCAATGTGTACTTCTATCACGGGCATTTTAAACGGTCCACGATTTTTGTTCAGATCAGCTATGATGCTTTCATATTTTTGTTCAGCGTTTTTAGTTAGACGAGGATCTTTTTGTTTTGGATCGTAAGCTTCATAATGTGCATAAAGTCCAAATCCTGGGCCCCTCGGATCTTGTAACTGAGACTGTATTAATAGATCTATGAAATCTTCGACGCGAATGTTGGTCGTTCGTTTTGACAAGATGTGATTCTTTAATTGATCTTTGAATATCGCAACATTGATGGGAAATTCTGCGATGTTTTGATTAGATGCTTTACCGCAAAAATCATTAAACGTATAGAAAAAAATGTGTACTTCATCAATTCCATCTATCGTATTCAACGCTTTCATCATGATAGATGAAAAGATCTTACCGAACGAAACCAATGTCGGAGATTTTGCAATGTTTTTAATAGTCGGTATCTTATTGTAATTGTCATAGATTTCAACCATCGGATTTGCCACAGCAAATTGACCAAGTTCTTGAGATTTTTTTGTTTCTTTTGTAGCCGACAAAGCAAATGGATCGTGTCCATTTTGCATAATATCAGCTAAAACATCTTCTATGACCCTATCAGTGACGGCAGCGCGCTGCGCTTCATAGTGAAACTTTTTATCTTTTGAATTAGTAGAATAATATTTTTCGATCAACGCCCCCAATTCTTTTGCTGCGTTAACATCAATTTGTTCAGATGATTTAAGCACTGATTTCTTTAACTTGTCAACGAGCATTAACGCATCTTTTGACGTCAAATCGTCTGGGTATGATCCTTCTTCTGCAGCATCAAGCAAAGTATAAGGCCTAACATCAACGTTCATACCTTCTGGTTTGTCTATGCGAAGCTTGGTTTTTAAACGTCGAATCGTGTCAACTACATTTCGAAGATCTGCTTCAAATGCAGCCGCAGAACCTTGTATCTTTGTCAATGATATGTCACGCAATTCTTGAACACTCTTCGTAAAAAGTTCAAGGTTGAGTGTGACTTGACCTGATGCATCAAAATCATACGAAGAATTTGATATTCCATATGGTTCTCTGACCAACATGGTGCTGTTGATAAAATCTGCATATGGATTACCCGGCTCAACTGTGTGACGCCATCCGTACGTTAACCATATAGTCGTCTGTGTATACACTATGGGTTGAATAAAGTCTGCTATCTCAGACAACCTAGAGCGATCGTGTAACTTTAAAACCAAATTTGCTTTCTTAAACGAATATATGCCAACTGTTGGAGTCACTGTCACTGTCAAACTTTCAATACTCATGAAAGGTCGAAAAGGATCAATGACCGGTGCGTATCTGCTGCCAAGTGGTAACGGAGTAGGATCAACGAGTGTCTGCGGTGAAGTAAACATTTCCATGCCAAACATCGTCTGTTGACGATCTGTTTTTTCACCAGAATCTTCACCTGGTTTGTGTGAAACGATGTTCGCGTTATGCATGATGACATTCGCTGATTTCTGATCAAGCGACGACATGTCTTGTGCACCCATCAAAAATTTTAACATGCTTGGAGCAGACAATTGAGATGATTGTGGCCTATCTAACACAGCCTCAACGCTCAAATATGGTGTACACCTCGACATGACGATTGAAGGAATAAAATTCAAAAACAATTGAGCTTTTTCAGCCTGTCTCACTGCTGGATGCACAAAACTTGAATTGCTCAAAACAATCATTGCATTTTTGCCCTGACCAGCAAACTGTGCATTTGATACTATTTCATCAAACTGCGAAATAACGTTTTTTTCATTGCTTGGTTGCTTGTTATCAGAGAACATCTTTGGCCATTCATAAGGTCCTATGATGGGATTTTGACCCGTCGTAAAGATGCGAATGTTACTATAAAAAGCTTTTCGTTGATCTTCTGTCGTATTTTTAAGAAATTCACCCTCAATCTTTGATCGTAGTTGTTCAACTGATAACGATCCGTTGCCTTCATAATCAAATAAAAACTGAAGCACTTTTGACGCAGTACCCAAATTTTGATCTACTAACGTACCAAAAGAGTTCCTCGGTAAACCTGACAGATCTGCTGGTGACATCATTCTAAAGATAGACATCAATGTTGAAAAGTCTGCCATGTGCTACCCCACAAGCTGTGCTATAGCTGCCAATTCAGGCACTTTGATGATCGTACCGGGAGCAACTTGAAGACTCCACCCTATGTTGCTAGTCGACGCCAAGATCCACCAATAGCGACCATCACCGTATAAAGTTCCTGCAATTGTGTCTAATCTTTCAGCACCGCGAACGATCATCTCTTGAACAGGCAAAGAACCATCTGCTACTGCTGCACGAATGATGCGAGCAGCTTGAGACGTACCGTGTTGCACACCCAAATGAAGAAGAGGTCATCGAACGTATCTGCTAAATGCCATCTTTGTTTGTTTTACCTTTCATGATCAGATCCGTGAGCGTGAAACGCAACAGGATATACTGGGGCTCGATTGTATCCGTTATGATCAATGCCGGGTGCAATGTCGTGAATTGGTGAAAAACTCAACGAAACTTTGCAAAATTTCGGTGCTATCGAACCAGGAATCACAGTTTCCCAAAGTACATTTTCTAACCAATCAAAACTAAGCGAATTGATAGTGCCGGCGAGGCCCCTCCCAGAAACAGATTGAAACGATTTTACAAGAGCGTTTTTGTCTGCAGACAAAAATTCTGCAAGCTTATCAGCGTTGATATCTCCATTTATGTCAGTTGATGTCTCAACTTCACGTTTAATTATTTCTGGTGACAATCGTAGATCTGACTTTGAAATCACGTATTCTGCACCGATGACGCGATTAAATGGAGACTTAGTGTTTCCATATACGTTTTTCAAGCGCCCGAGCACTGCAGCTGCTTGTTCTGCAGTGTATTGATACGTGTTCACAACATCTGTGTGTTTCATTAACTCACACTTACCAACAACATCATCAGTTGTCATTTTACGAGTTGCTGTAAAACGAAAAAACGGTAAATCTGCCAAATCAACACTAAAAACTGGTGCAGTATCATATCCTGATGCAGCAACTATAGGTAACGAAACAGACACACCGCCCGCAGCAGACCTAGCCATGTTATTTTGCGCAACGATAAAAGTATTACCGATCGGATTATCTATCAACTGTTGTAATCGTTGTTTGATCTCAGCCAACGATCCGTCAGGTTTGACAGCCATATTGTCTATCACCATCTCATTAGAATCAGCACCAAAAAGTCGAGCAAGAGCAAATCTCGAATAATTCGAATGAATCAAATTGCCTAACCGCAATCGTATCAAAGGACTAGCACCTTGAAGTTGAGTGAACGGTTGAATGAATTTATTTAATTCCTTTTCATCAGATAACAATCGTCCCTTTGTGAATTGAGGATAGACGAGCGTTACGAGCTTGTTGATCTTTAACCACATGTCATCAAAATCCTCTTTTGATGTTGAAGCGACGATGAATCCGACATTCATGCTACGACGAGTGTTCTTATAAATTCTCGCCGGATCGCTGCGACCAAAAGACTCAGTTTCTTCCCAATTCGCTGAATATTCGTCTGACAACTGCGTCATGAAGGCATGAAACGATATGATCTCATTTGTACGCAAATCGTGAAAATAAAAAGGCACATATTCAGCTTCAAGACGATCTTCAATCTTACGCACGTCATCGTGTGACAATCGTGAACCGTGTTGTTGAATATCACTCAAACTCATAGCGTTAAAAAACGTTAATGATGCAGGATCCTGTAATCCAAAACCAAACGACGGCGCGCCGAGCTTGTTAGAAAACGCGACTGCTAAACGAAACAATGCTGCTGGCAAAATATAATTTGCTGGCGCGCGATTAGAACTCCACGCAAGTTTCAGTGACATCGATCCGTCTTTGTTTCGTAATCGATTTTTGACAACAGCACCTGCAGAATCATCAACGCGATCAATCTTAGATTTTCGTTTAGCCTCTTCCGGAACAGTGCCATCAATGATGTCATCCTTACCGTCTTCAGTAAGCACTTGATCGCCGAGCATCGCAAACACGTTGGCAGCTGCAATAAACTTTGACGTTCTGATCGCATCGATCACTTGCAATACATTCTTAGCACCTGCCACAAGATTTGAACTGTTAAAAAGCGTTTTAAATTTGTCAATGATCACAAGACTCGATCTAATGATCGTTCGAGCA